TGGCCTGCTTCCTGCTGATACGGTCATTAAATCTGATACGAGGAAAGTGATCCTCCAGGCGATTGCTTCCTCGCCCACTCTTTCCCAGGGGTATAACATCGCTCAGCTCTTCTCGTATCTGTCCAAGGTCGAGAACGTCGATTTTACTCCATTTGAGAAATCTCCGCAGCAGCAAGCATATGAACAAGCGATGGGAGCCTGGCAACAAGTTGCAATGTTGGCTGCCCAGAAAGGTATGGAAATCAAGACTCCTATGCCTAAGCCTGAAGAATTCGGCTATGATCCGAATATGCAAAATCCGGAAGCTCAAGCTCAGGCACAGATGTCTGGATCAACTGGAGGTATGACCAATGGCAACGCTTAATCACGATTCACCTTTTCAATCCTGGAATCTCACACCTGATGAATTCCTGGCCGGCTCCATTCTAACAATCACCCAGAAACAAGTTCTCCAGAATCAGATTGCACAGATTGCAATTCAGAAAAATAACTTCGAGCCGGACTACCAGAATCTTTTAGCAACTGCTCAAAAAGAATCTTACCTGCGTGGCCAACTGGATGCTCTCCAGTATCTTCTCACTCTCTCTGCTAGTTCTGAAGCGCAAATGAATCCGGGCGCCCAGAATATTTCCATCAACACGGATCAATCTTAACTCCCTCAGGAATCTATCATGTCTTTCTTCGATAAAATCTTTGGTGGCGGTCAAGCTGCTCAACAAACTGCCGCCCCTGCCCCTCAAACTCCTGGCAATAATCCTGCCCAGAATCCTGCTCCTGCTGCTCCTGCATCTTCGGCAGTTACTGCGCCTAACGGAGCTATTCCTGCGGACGGAAACAAACCTGGTGACCAATCCCCGCCTGACAAGTTTAGCAAGCTGTGGGATCCTGCTGAACCTGACCAAAATAAGCAAGGCGACCCGACTCCGAGCAATCAATTGACTCCGGAGAAAATGCTTGAAGCTGCCAGTAAAGTTGATTTTCGTAAGGCTCTAAATCCAGAGTTGATTACGAAACTCCAATCTGGCGGCGCTGAAGCAGTGGAAGCTACCTTAGCTTTGATGAATCAGACAGCTCAACAAGTTTACGGCCAGTCTGTGGTTGTATCCCAGAAACTTGTTGAACGAGCCGTTGAGCAAGCTACTGAGCGATTTGCTGCTCAGATTCCTGGCCTTGTGAAAGGTCAAGCTGCTCGCGAATCTCTCCTGTCGGACAATCCGGCATTCAAAGATCCCAAAGTTGCACCTATCGTTGGTGCAGTTCAACAGCAACTTCAAGCAAAGTATCCTCAAGCTAGTGCGGCTGAGATTAGCCAAATGGCTCGAGATTATTTTAAAGAAGCTGCAGGTGTATTTTCCTCTGATCCTAAAGCTGCAGCTCTTGCTGCTTCCCAAACAGCTCAAACTGGTGCAGGGAATGATAGCTGGGATGATTGGTTTGCTCTTCCTACCCCTTCTTCTGTTTCTAATCGTTCTTAATCTTTTTAGGAGAACCCCATCATGAGTTACAATCGTGCTCTAGTTCAAACTCCTGGTTTGCCGTTTCCTGCAGGTGTTGGCACAGGTATGCTGTCTAATCTGAGTATTCAGGAAATTACCACTGACGCTAACCAAACCATTACGGTTGGTCAAATGCAAGGCGGCGGTGTTAATTACACTGGCTTTTCTGCTGGTCGAAACATCACTACGCCGACGCACACCGCGATTACTGCAGCGTTTCCTGAGATGAATATCGGCGATTCGCTGGCATTCTATGTTTCTATCCAAGATGCTTTTGCCGGTACTTGGGTGGCAGGCGACGCAAACGTGGTTCTTGCCGGTCGTGCAACCACTCCTGCAAGTTCTTTCTCTGTGGTCAATGTGACCCGCACTGCAGATTCTGGTGCTAACCGCACTTATCTGTGGCGCGTGCTGTAATCTCTCGCATCTAACTTATCTACGGAGAACCTAAATGACGACTGGCATCTTTAACACCTCTGGTGTTGCATCCACCCCCAATCTAGTCAAGCCTAGTTTTGCGAGTTCAATCACTCGGCTCATGCCGAATGGTCAGGCTCCTTTGTTTGGTATGACTTCCATGCTTCCGGAAGAAACTGCTGTTCAAGTTGAGCACGGTTTCTTCACCAAAACTATGCTGTTCCCTTTGATGAATCTGGATGCAGCAGTTGCAAACGCAACGGATACTACTTTCACTGTTGCGTCCACTGCGGATCTTCTGCCTGGTATGCTTCTGCGTGCTGAAACCACTGGTGAAGTGGTTCTTGTCAACACCATTCTTTCGCCGACTCAAGTTGTTGTTACTCGCGGCATTGGCTCGACTGCGGGCGCAATTGCTGACAACGTCAATCTGTACCAAGTTGGTAATGCATTTGAAGAAAGTTCGGTGCGTCCGAATGCTCTGCAAATCAACCCGGTTCGTATTACCAACCTTACCCAGATTTTCCGTAATACCTGGGCTCTGAGCGGCTCGGCACAATCTACGCAAGTGATTGCTGGTGATACGACTGTTGCAGAAAACCGGATGGACTGCGCTTCGTTCCACGCCGCTGATATTGAGAAAGCACTGTTCTTTGGTGCTAAATCTCAGGGTACGCGAAACGGCCAACCGTTCCGTACCATGGACGGTTTCTGGAACATCGTTCGGAATGCAGCTTACTACCCGGCAAGTTTTGGTGGTGCAGTTAACTATACGGTTGCTGGCGCTACCACGAACTTTACGCAACTTGAAGCTGCTTTGGATGGCGTGTTCAACCAAGCCACTGATCCGAAGGTTGGTAACCAGCGAGTTCTTTTCGTTGGCGGCGGCGCCCGGAAAGTTATCAACAACATCGGCCGACTGAATGGTACGTATTACATTCAGAATGGTCAAACCAACTACGGCCTGCAGTTTGGCTCGTTCAACATTGCTCGCGGTTCGTTCAACATGATTGAACACCCGCTATTCAACAGCAATGCTGATTGGTCCAAGTATGCGATGGCTGTGGATCTTTCTACCTTCCGTGTTGCTTATCTGTCTGGTCGTAAGACTAGCCGCGATGAGTTCAATATGGGCGGTCAGAAAGTTGATAATGGCATTGATGCTGTTGGTGGCACTCTTACCACTGAACTCACTTGCGTGATTAAGAACCCGCCTGCCAACGCAATCCTCACCAACCTGACTGCTGCGGCTGCTGGCTAATCTGGAGTACTTATGACCATCCTTCAACTTAATCCGGTTGGGATGGTCAGTACTGATGTTGGCTACATTTCGTCGATTACAATTCGATACAATGGCGCTAACAATGTACTGACTCCAGACGACAATAACCAAATCACTCTTCCCAACGCAACTACTGGTGCAATCCAAGCTGCTGACCGAATTACTGGAGCCGCCGCAGGAGTTAATCCTGGCCCCAATGGAACTGGTATTCGAGCAGTTAGTACGGCTGCCTGATTCCTCCTGAGGGAACTCAGTTTTGGTGGGGTCTGAGTAATAAAACCCTGCCGCCAACCTCAGGAGTTATCCAATGTCTGAAATCGTTGAAACCCAAGTTGCTGATAAGCGACTGTATAAAAGTACTATCAAGTTCTGCAACATCATTCTTCCAGATGGCACTCGCCTTGATTTCAAAGGCGGGATTTATATCACCGGCGATGAAAGTGTGATTAGTTATCTTGATCGTGCAATCGCTCGTAATGAATATTCTGGCAACATCTACATTGATCCAGAAGCTCGCACCGTGACCGCGGAACAAGAGAATCCGATGCTTGCGTTGCGTAAGAAGATGTTTGCTGAATTCTTGGCTGAGCAAGCTAAAATGATTGATCCTTCCAATAACATGGGGGAATCTAAACAAGGTCCGCTCAAAGCTGCCTCTACTACGGATATTGCCCCTGTAACTATTGGTGGTCCCTCTGTTGCATCTCTCATGAGCGCTGCAGCTAAACTCGGCCAGCAAACTAACTAATCTGCTATCATGACGCTGACCGAACTACGGCAAGAAGTTTACAATCTCACTAATCGTCCCAGCTTGGTGGCTGAGACTCTTACCGCTATTCGGTCAGCTACTTTGAAGTTGCACCAGCTAGATTATTTCTACAAGGATATTGTAGAGCAGGGGGTGTCATTTACCTCCGCATCTTATGTCCAGCAAATCGATTATAGATCTTTATTCACTCGCTGGCGTGCTCTTAAGTATATTCGTAAAACTGATTTCACTGGAACCGAACAGGGGCCGATTTTCACAATTATTACTCCTGAGTCGGTTTTAGATCAATTCGGCAGAAACCAAGACAATGTCTGCTATGTGGCCGGAGCTGTAATTAATGTTAGATCCGAGACACAGTTACAGTATTGTATTGTTGGTTATTATGTCAATCCAGACATTACTGAGTCTGGATTTAATTCTTGGATTGCACAAGATCATCCATACGCCATTGTCTTTGATGCAGCAGCCACTGTATTCAAAGCCATTGGAGATACGGAAAAATTTGCAGCATACACTCAGTTAGCTGCTGTGCAAGCTGCTGAAGTTCGTATGTCTAATATTCAATCTTATGGGTATTGAGGAACCACATGACTGCTAATATTTGGAGTCCAGCTACTAGCGCTGCAGACAGTGATACTGGCATTATCAATGTCACTAAGTTTCCGTACTATGTTCCAAACAATGGGCAATCTTGTACTGCTGCTGTGCAGGCAATGGTTGCTGATTTAATTACTAAGCCTCGCACTAAACTTTATTGGCCTTCTGGAGAGTATAGATTCTCTAATCCTAACACCTTTGGTGAGGCCACTTGCGCGGTTGTACTTAGCAGGCTCAAGAACATTGAATTTTTGGGGGGCCTGGAAACTCGTTTTACTTGTGACGATTCTGGTCCAGGAACTCCTCAATTCGGCTTCTTTCTTTTAGAGCGGAATCAAGGTTTGGTGTTCTATTCCATTGAGATGGACGGCTCTGGAATTGATAACACCACAGATGGAGCTAATCGCTCAGCCAGTTTTCTGCTTACCAGTTTCAATGTAAATAGTACTTCTACAAACCTGGCCGCCCCGAATAAGAACATCCAATTTCATGATATGTACATTCATGATGTTGGTGGGGGTCCTTCTGTTTTACCTCGTAATATTGCACTCCCTGCACCTATTTATACTGAAGGTTTGGTCCTTGCCAACTCTCGGCTAGAAAACTTACCTAATGTAAACCATGGATTAGCGTGCCCATATACTCGCAATGTTGCTGTAATCAATAATCACTTCGAGCAAATTTGGAGTCAGATCACTCCTAGGGACTGCATGGCGGTTGATGCCTCTGTTGGGGCCGAAGCTGTTTTAATCCAGAACAACTATGTCAAAGGTTT